CTGCATGTTGGTGTAAATGCTCCAGGGAGACTAAACACTACTACACGTTTATTTGCAAACAACTCATTGCTTGTTTTAAAAACAAACTCGCCACCGATTGGACAGCCACCTTGTTCAGGTTCTTCATCGCCTTGTCTAAAGGCAAAAGTTACATTTGGTATATTTTTCATTTCATTTTCCTTTTGTTCTTGATTATAAGTCATAATCATTTTTGTTAATGGTTCCATTTTCTCTTGGAAGACTTCGGGTACCTTATCCGCTATGCGTTTCATATCCCAGTCACTGGGATAATGACGCAGTATGCTATAAGCCTCACGTCTAACTTCTTTGGAAATTCTAGGATACTTTTTCTTATCATGAGCAACTTCGCCTAGGAATCTACTTGCCCATAATACAGCACGATATCTTTCGTCTGGTAGTGTCATTGGATACTCTCTACTTTGTGATAGTCTATGTTTCTTCTGCATAGAAGAACTTGGGCGTACAATAACCATTTACTAGTTATCGCAGAGGCCCAAGCCGTGTTTACTTTTGTTGACGATTACGAATCATCGCAAGAATGTCATTGACATTCTTTTTGCCTTCTGGTGCGGCTGTTTCATCGGCAACTTCAAAAGGTGCGTCATCTTCATCTGCTACTACAGTAGGTTTAGCTACGGGCGCAGGACGAGCTGCCGGAGCAGGTGCTTTGAAACTTGACTCTGCGGCATCAACATCTGCTGACGCTCCCAAGTTACCAAGGTTTACACCTGCTGGTTTAAAATGTTGACCCCAACGCTTGGGATCATACAACTCACCATCAACACTGGCTTTGAACATGTCATAAATGACGTCAACTTCTTCTTTAGTTGGCTTCTTAGGCATAAAGTCATTTAGATTGTAAAGACCATGCTTGGCAATCGCTTCAAGCTCTGTCTCATTGAGGCCACGTTCTTTACGAGCAAAGCTACTAGTGCTGTAGTCTGCGTATTGACCTTTTGTTGTTTTTGTTAAACGGAAGTCTGTGCCGTTTTCATAGTCTGTAAATAGACTTTCCATGTCTGGATCCATCAATGCGCCTTTAACAATGTTAAAAATACTTGGATTGATAATCAATCTGCGGATTGGATTCTCTGGCAAGGTATCTTCTGCCAAACCGCTTTGTACAACAAAGCCTTGGAATACATAAGACTTTTTCTTCCAGTATTTACGACCTAGGTCTTCCAAAGATTTATCTTTGAACCAAGGACGAATCTCTGCGTGGATAGGACAAGTTTCTTTCCACATTTCCATACATGGAACTGTAACTGTTACACGTTTGCTTTCATCACCACCTTTAACGCCACCGAACTCTAGTCGGATCATTTGACGCTCTCTCCATGGGAATGTGTTGGTGTCATCGCCATCAGGTAGGAAACGAAGAACTGCTGTGCTGTTTTCTGGGATGTTCCAAAACGGGAAAATTGCGTTGTCGCCTCCGCCGCCTTGTTTGTTACCGCTTGTACGGTTTTCTTGCTCTAGTAGTCGAGCGCGAATTTCTGCTAATGTTGCCATAATGTTTTTCCTTATAAAATGCCAGGGTTTTAAAAAAGTTTGTTGCCTGGAACATAGGATACTCTCATCCTATGAACGTATTATAACACTCTATTGTGTGTTACGTCAACAGCAATTTTACCTTTTGGATGAATTGCTGTTGAATTTATTTATTCTTTATTTCAATATTTCTTCTAAGGAGTATTTCTTCAAAGCACTTTCGAACATAGCGCCAATTTCAAAACGGCTATCTTCAAATGTTGCTGTTTGCTTACTACTCTTACCAATAATACTGCGAGTTAGGTTTTCCACTGCCATTGGATCTAAGTGACCAGATGCCACACCTTCTGCTACGCGGGCTAATTGGTTTTTAATTGTTTCATCTTCCAAAACAGGAAGAACCAAATTAATCAACTGTGATGTATTAACAGTTGGGCTTTCATAAACAATCATACTTGTAAAATCTAAGTCTGGAATCGCACTTACCGCTATAGTAGAGCTTTCTTCCACTTGTTGTTTCAACGAATCAAATGCCTGTGTAGCTTCCATCTTTGATTGATATTCTTTTAAGTAGCCATTTAGTCTTGGTAACATTGCACCAATAGTTTCGTCAAATACGTTTTTAGTTAGTTTTTCTTTTAGTGCGTCTAAATCATTTTCGTCTTGTTCGTGTACATCACCCATTAAACGTTCAGTGTTATAACGACCCAATAAATCTTTGATTTCAGTTAAACGACCAGTAACTGCGAATTGAACATCATTGGCTTGTTCTTGTAAACCTTGACTTCTGATATAACGAGCAACTTGCATTAGTTGACTGCGCTCTTCACTTAGGCCAATAATCTTTAGTCCAATCTCATCATATGGTGTGCCGCCTTCAGCAACGTGGCGTGTCATTGTACGTGCGCCTGCCAAATGTATTTGTGGATAACGAAATCGTTCACCTTGAGCATTCTCAATAAACAATGCTCTAATGTTTCGGCTTCTGCTACCCATAACTTCTTCGTTGACAGCTTTGCTGTGACGAATAATTAGTTTTGCGCCATCTGTTTGTTGATAGCTAGTTTTCATTGAGCCTTGTATTGGGCTTAAACTTTCTTGGACTTTTGCCATATTTTCTACATCCTTTAGTTCGATATCTTTACCTGTATAGGACATAAGATCTACGCCTATAACGAATTTCTTTGCAATACCATTGCGTATGGTATTTTCTAACTTGTTTAATCTTTCGCGATCCGTATTATCACCAAATTTGATTTTTATTACTCGATCTTTTTCATCGATGATAATAGTAAACTTTTCATCTGTACTATAAAAGTATCTAGCTTTAGTGGCATTAGCAGTTTGCTTGCCGGCTTTGTCGTTCATAGTAATGCTATAACCAAACCCTTTGAGTTGGTCAAATACTCTATCAGCTACGGTGTTATAATCAATTGCCATGTATATATTTACCTATTTTAATTAAATTATTCCAATTGGCATCGGGGCAAGGAAATCACCACTGCCGCGTTCTACTAGGGCATTGTATGTTTGTTCATCGTATTTCATTAAATGCTCAATGAGTCTAACTGCTAAAATTGTACTCATAACCAAGTCATCCGTTTCGCCTTCTTTGGCAGCAAAGCTGGCACCATGAGCAACAAATGTTTTTAGTTCTTGTATTAAGTTCTTACTTTTAGGCGTCATTTTGCCGCTTTCGATATAATACTTTAATTTAGTACATGCGGCAAGCTTGCTCTTATTCGTTGTGTTAAAGCCACGACGTTTGCCGCCTGGTTCACTGATAAAATAACCAGGAATGCGTTCTTCGCCGTATTCTGTAATCGCAACCAATGCGGCTTCTCCTAGTGTATTGTTTTCTACACTCCAATATATTTGATCGTTTTGTACTCCGGCATCCCTTAGGTATTCTAGGATAGTTATAAGCATACGCAACTGCCCTCGAACGTCAGTTTTATTATGTTGCCACTCGGCTACTTGTACTAGGTCCGGTAATCTAAAAATTTCAATGGCGGCAGGGTCGCTGCCTGTTCCTAAACTAGGATCCCAAGCAACGACATACATGTTATCAGTCATTATTCGATCATATATTCGAATCTGTCCAATTTTATTAACAGGATCTATACCTGTCATATTGGTCAACATCATACTGCTGACCAGTGTTTCGTCTGCGGTAATGAATATACATTCATGTTCACGTAGGAAACGTTCTTCACCTATCTTACTGCGTTCAGTGTCTCCCCAAGCTTCATCTCTATCAGGATGATCGCTCCATATATAGGATATACTAGCAAAGCCATTCTTACCTACATTGCTTTGATTACCAAACGCATCCATTTTCTTATTTGCTTCATTCCAAATCTGTGCGAATTGGTCATTATCTTGGTTAGGTGTACTTGTGATAATACACTTACCACCTGTTGCTAGAGTTGGGCTCAATGATGTCCAAAACTCTTTGGCAATACGTGGTGGAACGAAGGCAAACTCGTCTAAGTAAACTAAGGTAATACTCATACCACGACCAGTATTTTCTGTTGTTGTGGCACTGACAATACGACTGCCATTGTCAAAGTCAATACTACCTTTGTTATAACTTGTTGCGCCAGCTTTAATCCATTCAGGCAAGTTCTCATACATGAAACGAACTCGTTGCATAATTTCTTGTGAACCTGTGTATTTGTGTGCGGCTATTAGAATAGTACTATCTGGTACAAACATTGCGTACCATAACAAGTAACCAGCGGCACAAGTTGACTTACCCATTTGTCGTCCAAGCATGTTAATGCTGTAACGATTTTCGTGGTAACACTGAATTAGGTCTACTTGATAATCGTATAGCATGAATCGTACACGACCTTTAGTTGGGTGTTGCACCCACATATACTCTTGAATAAAATACACAGGATCAGTAGCAGATTTTACAATCTCTGTTATCTGATTCTCTGTGTAATTTTCTTTTTTATAGGCTTGTTTAACTAAAACCGGGGTACCGCTCATTTGCTCGCTTTAAATTTTTTATAAGCTTCCATCATTGCTTGTTCGCCTAATGGATTATCACCTTGGCCAAATGGTTTGCGACTTGCGCTATCAGCTTGGCCTTTACCAGTACCTTTTTGTCCCCAATCGCGAATGTCTCCAAAAGCCTTTGGTTCACGTGCGTTAGTTTGAGCAGGAGTATTGCCCCATTCTTCTTCTACTTCTTTCTTAGGGCCTTCGCCTTGTTCTTCATCAGACTCCGGAGCTTCAGTCTTAGTTACTTCAGCACCTTTGTTAACACCGGCTAGCTTCATGATGTGAATAATTTCATCAGGCATATCAGTTGTCATACTTAAATTGTTTTCACCGTTTTGGATACTCAAAGTATACTTTGCCTTAGGACTAGCATCGGCGTCTGGACCAACTTCTGTATCCATACTCATTACTTGAGCAGGAACACCCATGCTAGGTTCTTCAGTGCCAGTAACTGACATTGGACTCATTTGTCCGCCCATTTCGTAATCGTCACCGCACTCAGTGATACCTGCAAGCTTACGCAATGAATCTAAAGAATTTTCTTCGACTTTTTCTTCGTCTTTATCAGCCCAATCAGGAATACCATCTTTGTCGACATCTGGTTTTTTAGCTTCATCGACTTTTTCTTCGTCTTTGTCAGCCCAATCAGGAATACCATCTTTGTCGGCATCTGGTTTTTTAGCTTCATCTATAGCACATTCACCTTCGTGAACTTTGCCACAGTCTTTACATTTTTCTTCTTCTGCTTCAGTAACTGAACCTTGCATGCCGCCAATTGCGGCTAGTCTGCTCATTAGTCTTGATATATCCATGATTATTTTCCTTTACCCATTGGGGCTGTAAATGTTCGCACTGGACTCTTTTTATTAGTCGCTTTGCTGTCACCTAGTTCGGGCTCAGTGGCAGGAACATCCGGGTCCTTAAGGACCTTAGGTGCTTTAGTTTCTTTTTTGCGGTCATCGCTTAATTTTTTCAATTCTTTTAAGAACTTAGTATTATATTTGTCGCCATATAGCTCTGTGGCTTTTTGATCAGGAGCTTCGTCTTTGCTATATTCTGTACCAAGTTTAGCTTCTAACTTTTTAGGTTCTTTTAAGAACTTTTCGCCTTCTTCGTCGTGTTGTGCTTCTTGTTCACGTGGCTCATTGGCCATACGAACAACCAGTAGTCCTTCGTTAACATCCAATAGTCTTGCTAATTCTTGTTTTAGCATTTCTGGACTCACTGGTAAGTTAGCAGTAAAGTCAATGATATAAACTTCAGCCATTTCCAAATTTGGAAAATCCAGCGGGCGTCTCATTAATATTGTTTTACTAGGACGAGTAATTTTTTCTGCATCATACTTTTCTAGATGCTTTTCAATTTTGTCGCAAAGGTCGTCAGTACATTCGCAGGCTAATTTAATGCGAACGTCATGTTTTTGCTGTAATGTTTCTATATATTCTAATAGAGTCTTCATTGTAATCTCCGATACATTATTTATCAATTCATTTGTTCTTTAAGTTCTGATTAATCAAGTTAAGGATTGCATTGCGGTCTGTGCTGAGTTCATTGGGCTTATCCTCACCGTCATCCTTGCCTAGATCCTTTTGTAATCTTGCTAACTTTAACTGTAAATCAATCATTTTAAGCTTTTTATCTAGCTTAGTTGTTTTTGCTGTAATGGCATTGTTCATCATAGTACTGGCAACTTCGAATATTTTACCAGCATTTCTGTCATCGACATTAAAGCCAAGATCCATTAATCTAGCAAATTGTTCCATGGCTTGATCAGCATAATCATCTAAAGCGCGATCTTCTGTGTCCAGGCCTTTGACCTGCGGTAATGCTTCATCAATTTTGGCAGCTACACTGAGTTGATCCTTA